CGCGTTCTGTGTTACCCGTTCGCCAAACTGGAAGAAGATGGCATTTCATACTGTAAAGCCGCTTGGAAGCCCGCCGCTGACGCTAAAGAGTGGCCGCGCGCTAGATTATGGAAGGGATTGGCTTGCGAGAACATCACGCAAGCAGTCGCCAATGATGTGCTGCGCTACGCGCTACGTCAGTTAGATAACGTAGTGCTCCACGTACACGACGAGATCGTCCTTGAGGACGGAGACCCGGACCTATTGCGCCGCGTCATGTGTACGTCGCCGCCGTGGGCGGCAGGACTGCCCCTAAAGGCAGAAGTTAAGCAAATGACCCGTTACGGTAAGTAACTAAATAAATTTTGAGTTAAAAAAAGCCCGCCGGGAAGGGCGGGCTTCAACAGGAGAAAAGCACATGGAACTGGTGGATCATATCATAGCCCTCGCGCCTGAGGGTGAAGTAGTTTTATTCACTAAACAAGTCGAGCGCGAGGGCGGGTACGCTTACCCTGCGTTTCGTAAGCCGCGCGGTGAGGGCGCTTGGTACGTCAACATCGGCTCGTTCATCGAGTCGCGCTTTGACGGCCAGCGGGTCAGCGCGGGTGCTGCGTTCTGTGAGAACGTGTGGTGCTTGGTTCTAGATGACGTCGGTACGAAGTCGAAAACGCCTACGATTCGCCCGACGTGGATCATTGAAACGTCGAAGGACAACTTTCAGTGGTGTTACGTATTCCGGCTAGACGATCAGCCCCACAAATCCGTCTATAGCGCGGCGATCAAGGCCATAGCAGCGGCGGGTTATACGGACCCCGGCGCTATCAATCCGGTCCGCAATATACGCATTCCCGGCTCGATCAATCTAAAGCCCGGGCGCGACCGTTTCGCCGCGCGCTTGGTTGAGTTCAACCCGTCGCGCGAGTTTAGTCTTGAAGAGATCTGCGGCGCTCTGTCGGTCGTCCCCGGCGCGGTCGAGACCACAACATTCCGTCCGGGTGTCCTAAAGGATGACGGGTCGGATGACGTTCTAGCGTGGCTTGTCGAGCGTAAGGAAGTCACACAAAAAGGCAATTCTGCGGGCTGGTGGGGCGTGATCTGCCCTAACAGCGCGGAACACTCAGACGGCAACCCAGAGGGCCGCTATATGCCCGCTTCGCGGGCGTATTGTTGTCTGCACTCGCATTGCACCGAGTGGGACTCCGCGCGGTTTCTAGCTTGGGTCGAGCAGGAGGGTGGGCCTAAACGGACCTATGGCCTACGTGACGAGCTTTTAGCGTCAGTCGTGAACGGCGCGTTGTCTAAGCTAACGCCTACGGAGATGTTTACAGATGACGCTAAAGCCGTGATCGCCCAGGTTGAGGCGCGTGAGCGGGCGCGGGTCGAGCGGTCGGATTGGTTCAAACGCTTCGCCTATGTGCAGTCGGACGACGCCTACTTCGACCTAGTTGACCGTGTGCTTATATCGCGTCGGGCGTTCGACGCGACCTATCGCGGGATCATGTGTCATTCGATGCACAATAACGGCGGCAAGGCCCGCATCATTAACCCGTCCCTATGGTTCGATGAGAACCGAACGGCCGCTGGCGGCCACATCCTGGCGGGCTTGACCTATGCGGCCGGTGAGTCGGTTCTAGCCGTGCGGGACAATCTACCCTATGCGAACCGTTGGGTCGACGCGCGGCCGACGCCTATGGCGGGGCCTATACAGGCATGGATCGACCATTGCCGCAAGCTCGTCCCAGTACAGTCGGAGCTAGACCATGTCTGGGACGTTATGGCCTATAAAGTGCAGAACCCGCGTGTGAAGATCAACCATGCAATCCTTCATGCGTCGGATGAGGGATCGGGTAAGGATACGATGTATGACCCGTTCATCTGGGCCGTCTGCGGGGACAATAAGCATAATTTAGGGTTAGTCGACAATGAATCGCTCACGTCCCAATGGGGCTATCAACTAGAGTCGGAGATTCTAGTTATCAACGAGCTAAAAGAGGCCCTCGCGGCTGATAGGCGCGTCTTGGCCAATAAACTCAAGCCTATCATCGCGGCCCCGCCTGAGGTTCTAGCCGTGAACAGGAAAGGATTGCATCCATATATGATGGCAAACCGGGGTTTCGTGCTCGCATTTTCTAACGACCTATTGCCTATTAGCATCAGCGCCCAGGATCGCCGTTGGTTCTGTATTTGGTCGCACGTGGGCCGCATGAGCGATTCTGACGGGGCCGCGATATGGCAATGGCTGAGAACGGGCGGGCGGGCGGCCGTAGCGGCTTGGTTGCACGCGCGCGACGTCTCGCGCTTCAATCCTGGGGCCGCTCCGCCTATGACGGAATTTAAACAAACTATGACTGAGAATTCGTTATCGGGCGCGGAGAGTTATATCCTTGAATTGATGAAGCATCGAAAGGGTGTTTTCACGCGTGGCGTAATCGCGGCCCCGTTACAGGCCGTTTTGGACGATCTAGCGCGTAGCGCGCCCGCTGGCTTGAAACTGTATCAGCAAGCGTTATTGCAAGCGATCAAGGAAGCCGGGTGGATCGACTGTGGGCGCGTCGCTGCGCGCGGGTTAGAATCGAAGCGACACGTGTATTGCGCGCCCGATCTAGCGGCCGTGGGCGCGTCCACGCTGCGTCGGATGGTAGAGCCGGACTATCAACCGAACCCGCAATGAGAAACGGCCCTTTCGGGCCGCTCTCATAAGTCTAAGATGATCACTAGGATCGCGGCCAAAACGGCCGCGATGACTAGCGACACAATGCGCCGATTAGAGCTTCAAACAGTATGATTGTGGTAACGACAATCCAACCAATAAGCGCGCCTGTTGCGAGGGTTTCGAGTTTCATTGTGCGCTCCGCTTTTTTGGCAAGCATACGAACACGGTCGACCCATCGGGTAAGTCGCCTGACGCTAATTCAAAATCCCAGCCGAGCTTGTCAAGTAACGCGCGCGCAGCCTTTTCGTGGCGCTCATATAGATTTAGTTCGTGCGGGAAAGGGATTGTGACGTTACCAGCGCTGGCGCTTGCCTTGATACGCGCGCCCTTAATATTGGTTGGTCCGATATATTTAGTGACGATTGCTTGCATGATGTTTTCCTCAGAATGTTTCGAGTGTCCAGGCGGGCGCAACGTAGGCGGTCAACCCTTCCGGATCACGATAGGGCATCAGGCATCCAAAAAAGTCAGGTTCCTGGAGCGTAACGGCCGCGCATGACGTCCCGTTATGCCAGATTTTAGGGGCCCATGTTTTCCCGAATAACTTGTTAGCGGCCGCAAACTTTGCCAATACGGCCGGGTTTATCTGAGCGGGTTCTCCTGAGCATTTTTGCGGGATAACGCGCGGAATATCGGGAAACTTGCCGTCGACGGCCGCCCATCCAATTGTCATGCCACCCACTACGCTAATCGTACCCTTCAACCCGTCGTCAGTTTCGATGACGGCCGCGTCGAGTTTATTCTTGGCCGGTTTGAGCATTTTGATGACGTCGAACGGTAGCAGAATCGTTACCTTGTCGCTGACTTCGTTTTCCGCGCGCAGTGTGCGGTGAATGCCCAAGCAATGCCCGTCAGTCGCGGTTAAGATTGTGCGGTTTTGATCCGCTTCGACCCGAACCGTGTTCAGATAATAGCGAATATCTTGATCAGCGCTGAATTGTGAAATTGCGCGCAGCGCTGAAAGTTTGACGTTGATTTTCATTTAGTGTAGTCCAGGTTACCGGGTCAAAACGCCCGCCAATGCGCGCAGTGTGACGCGCGCATGAGCTGGAATTTTAGGCCGCTACAGTTTCACGTTCGCGCCGTGAATCCTCATAGAGTCGACACAATTTTGCAATTTCGTCGACGTCAGCGTGTACGTTGTCGCTGTACCCGTCGCAACATTCGCTCCACACTCCGTCGACGTCATCGTGCATCAGCTGGACGCAAGCGTGGAGCTTCCACGCTTTCCCGACGCCAGCTAACGAGTGGAGCATTTTTCGATAGGCCGCATGAGCGGGATACTTGGCAAGAAAATCGCGTTGATGCTCGACCGCTTTTTGATAAACGTCGACAATATCAGCGCCCGGTTTAACTTTACCGGCCATCTTCCATCCGAACCCGTGGTTTTTCATAACCGTCCCATCCGAACGATAGGATTTTACGTAATCAACGTAAACCAAGCGCCCAATTTCGGTTCCGTGTTTCGAGAGTGTTGCCATTGTATGTTCTCCTGAGTTGTTAGCGTCGCGGTTTGCGTCGCCATGTGTGTACTTTACGCGCGCGATCTTGCCTTGTCAACAACTTTTTGACTAGGGGAAACCCTAAGTTGAGAGTGTGGACACAATGTTAGCGTTTTGTTGGCGTTTTTTGGCGTGCGAGTGTCCACACTTTTTGGCTTAACCACGCGGGTTTGCGGCCTGTACCCGGATGTTAACTAGTCTACTTTTGAAAAAATTTGAGTTTATATATATATGGGAATTTGGCGGGCGACGGCCACGAAAATCCGCGCGCATTTTCCCAGCGCAATTTTTTACCCGGTCAAAAACCGCTCACATGTGGGTACACGCTCACACACTAAAAAATAGAACGATTTTTGTAGGCCGCTCACATGCGGGTACATACCACTCCACTTTATAACGGTTTTTTAAGACGCTCACATGTGGGTACAAGTGGGTACACATCGGGGGCGCACATCGGGGGCGCACATCGGGTGCACATCGGGGGCGCACCGGGGGCGCACCGGGGGCGCACGGCCGCATCGACCCGTGTGGACACGGCAAACAGGCGGGTACACGAGGGGGCCGGGTAGGGCCGGCGGCCGGGCCGGTCACGTAAACGCACCCCCCACAAACATTTTTTAAAATTTTTTTTGTTACACTTCAGCTATGTTCAAATCTTTGCCACTAACTGTCAGAAATGTTCAGGCAACCGAAGCGCGTCTTCAGTCCATCTACGACGCGGCGAAGTTAGGTCTGAAAGGTGATTCGCTGGCGCTGGCGGCTGGTATGCTGCCCGCTGAGTATCGGCAACTGTGTCAGCTAGATCCGTTAGCGGAAATGGCTGAACAAAAAGGCCGCGCTGACAATGAAAGAGAGATCTCCCAGGTTCTTAATAGCGCGGCGTTAGGTGGCGACGCCAAGGCCGCGTTAGAGATCCTGCGTCACCGGCACGAGTGGACGGCCAAGCAGGAAGTTAGTGTTGATGTGTATCAACGGATCAGCATCACACAGGCGCTAGAAGCCGCGCAAACCAGAGTGCTAGAAAATGCAAAAAACGATCTATACATCAGCCGAAGAGCAGACGTTGATGACGCGGTTGTGGTCACCCGCAATAGCGAACGATCCTGAAGCGTTTGTACTGTTCGCGTTTCCTTGGGGTCAACCCAACACACCGTTAGCTAAGTTTAGCGGGCCGCGCAAATGGCAGCGCGAGATACTGCGTGACATTACCAAGCACATCAAAGTTAACGAGGGTAAGGTCAACATGGACACGCTGCGCGAGGCGGTGTCCAGCGGACGGGGTATTGGTAAGTCGGCGTTAGTAAGTTGGCTGATATTGTGGATGTTATCTACGCGGATCGGCTCGACGGTTATTGTGAGTGCCAACAGCGAAGCGCAGTTAAGGTCGGTCACTTGGGGTGAACTAACCAAGTGGCAGGCGATGATCATCAACTCCCATTGGTGGGAGATCAGCGCGACTAAGATCGTACCGGCGCAATGGCTGACCGAACTGGTCGAGCGCGACTTAAAGAAGGGTACGCGCTACTGGGCGGCAGAGGGCAAGCTGTGGAGCGAAGAGAACCCCGACGCCTACGCGGGGGTACACAACCACGACGGAATGATGTTGATCTTTGATGAGGCGTCAGGTATTGCCGACGCGATCTGGTCAGTCGGCGCGGGCTTCTTTACAGAGAACATTCTGGACCGTTATTGGTTTGCGTTTAGCAATCCCAGAAGAAACAGCGGATACTTCTTCGAGACGTTTAACAGTAAGCGTGACTTCTGGCAGACGCGCCAGATAGATGCGCGCACGGTCGAGGGGACAGACAAGCAGGTCTACGAGCAGATCATCGCGGAGTACGGCGAGGATTCGATCCAGGCGCGCGTTGAGGTGTACGGCGACTTCCCAAGCGCGGGCGAAGATCAGTTCATCTCGCCGATGGTGGTCGAGGACGCATTTAAGCGGCCTAAGTACAAGGACGAGACCGCGCCTATAGTGATAGGAGTCGATCCGGCCAGAGGTGGACTGGACTCGACAGTCATCGTTGTCAGACGCGGGCGTGACATTGTGGCGATCAAGCGGTACAAGGGCGAGGATACGATGTCAATTGTCGGTCGCGTGATTGACGCGATTGACGAATACAAACCAACGCTAACTGTAATAGACGAAGGCGGTTTGGGCTACGGTATACTTGACAGGCTAAACGAGCAACGGTATAAGGTGCGAGGGGTGAACTTTGGTTGGAAAGCCAAGAACCCCGTAATGTGGGGCAACAAGCGGGCTGAGATGTGGGGCGCGATGCGTGAGTGGTTAAAGACCGCCAGCATCCCGCAGGACAAGATGCTCAAGGATGATTTGGTTGGGCCGATGAAAAAGCCCAACTCGGCGGGTACGATCTTTCTGGAAGGCAAGAAAGAGATGAAGTCTAGAGGGTTGGCATCACCTGACGCAGCCGACGCGCTGGCGGTGACTTTTGCCTATCCTGTAGCGCACCGTGAGTACACAGAAAAAGCGCGTACGATTGTTTCCAATAGGGCTACAATGTCTGGATCTTGGATGGGTGCATAAATGCTAAAGAAGTCTGCTTCTCCTAAAGCGTTCAAAGAAAACATCAAGACTGAAGTAAAGGCCGGTAAGCCGGTCAAGCAAGCAGTCGCAATTGCATATGCAACCAAACGCGCGGCGGCAAAGAAATGAAGCCCGGACTCTACGCTAATATCCACGCCAAACAAGAACGCATCAAAGCTGGTTCTGGCGAGAAGATGCGTAAACCCGGAACTCCCGGAGCGCCAACCGCTAAAGACTTCAAAGAGTCTGCAAAGACTGCCAAGAAGAAATGAAGAAAGGCGTGTCGCTATCGGTTGGGCGCGGCGAGAAGTTGCCAGTTAAACAGGGCGCTGGACTGACCGCTAAAGGGCGTGAGAAGTACAACGCCGCGACTGGTAGTAATTTGAAAGCACCAGCGCCTAACCCAAAGACGGAAGCCGATAAGGGCAGGAAGTCTAGCTTTTGCGCTAGAATGGAAGGCGTTGTAGCCCACGCCAAAGGCGATGCGGAACGGGCTAAAGCGTCACTTAAACGCTGGAAGTGTTAATGGCTGATTACACCGGGATTAACGCTGTTGGGAACGTCGCATTGGGTGGCAAACCACTCAAGAGCGACTCGGATGTGCTGTCCACGGCGCGAGATCGCTTGTCGATGGCAATCTCGGCGTACTCGGAATCGCGTGAAGATGAGTTAGACGACCTGCGTTTTTACGCTGGATCGCCAGATAACCAATGGCAATGGCCCGCAGATGTGCTGGCGACTCGTGGTGCGGTGCAGGGCCAGACGATTAACGCGCGGCCATGCCTGACGATTAACAAGCTGCCGCAGCACGTTCACCAGATTACCAACGACCAGCGCCAGAACCGGCCTAGTGTTAAGGTCATTCCGGTAGATGACAACGCCGATGTTGAGGTTGCCGAGATTTTTAACGGCATGATCCGGCATATCGAGTACATCTCGGATGCCGATGTGGCCTACGATACGGCTTGCGAAAACCAAGTTGCGTATGGCGAAGGGTACATTCGGATTCTGACCGAGTATTGCGACGACGATACGTTTGACCAAGATATTAAGATCGCCCGTGTACGCAATAGCTTCAGCGTCTACATGGACCCGTTGATTCAAGACCCCTGCGGCAGCGATGCTGAGTGGTGTTTTATTACCGAGGACTTGTCTAAAGCCGAATATGCACGGTTGTTTCCTAACGCATCGCCATTGTCTACCCTTGAGACGCTGGGTGTAGGGGACCAGAACCTAAGTCAATGGCTAAATACGGACACGATCCGTATCGCTGAGTATTTTTACTGCGAATATGACACGCAGACGTTGAATTTGTACCCCGGCAACGTGACTGCGTTCCAAGGAACGCCGGAAGATAAAGAGTTGCGGGCGGTTTACGGTAAACCGAAGAAATCGCGCCAAGCGGATCGCAAGAAGATTTGCTGGACAAAGATAAACGGCTACGAAATTCTTGAAAAGCAGGAATGGGCCGGTAGTTGTATCCCTGTTGTGCGGGTAATTGGCAACGAATACGAAGTTGAAGGGCGCATTTACATCAGTGGGCTGGTGCGTAACGCCAAAGATGCCCAACGGATGTACAACTATTGGACTAGCCAAGAGGCAGAGATGCTGGCGCTGGCTCCAAAGGCCCCGTTTATTGGTTATGGCGGTCAGTTTGAGGGGTATGAGACCCAATGGAAGACCGCAAACACGAATAACTGGCCTTATTTAGAGGTCAACCCGGATGTAACGGACGGTCAAGGCGCAATATTGCCGCTGCCCCAACGGGCGCAGCCGCCAATGGCTTCATCTGGCCTGTTGCAAGCTAAAGTTGGTGCTTCCGAGGACATTAAGTCTTCAACGGGGCAGTACAACGCCTCGTTGGGTATGACATCTAACGAGCGTTCCGGCAGGGCTATCTTGGCTCGCCAGCGTGAGGGCGATGTTGGAACTTATCACTACCAAGACAACCTAGCACGGGCTGTACGGCACATTGGTCGGCAATGTGTTCAGTTGATCCCCAAGATTTACGACACGCAGCGCATCGCCCGCATTATCGGGATTGATGGCGAGACAAAGATGGTCAAGATTGACCCGATGCAAGCCGAGCCGGTGCGTAAGATTCAGAACCAAGAAGGTATTGTGATCGACAAGATCTACAATCCAAGTGTTGGCAAGTACGACGTAGTGGTTGCAACTGGTCCGGGCTACGCCACCAAGCGCCAAGAGGCACTTGAGGCGATGGCGCAACTGTTGCAGGGCAATCCACAACTTTGGTCAGTCGCTGGCGACTTGTTTGTTAAGAACATGGACTGGCCTGGGGCGCAAGAAATGGCAAAACGGTTTGCCAAGACGATTGACCCCAAACTCATGGGTGATGCCGAGGATAATCCGGCTCTGCAAGCAGCGCAGCAGCAGATGCAAGCGATGGCGGCAGAGTTGGATCAGTTGCACCAGATGTTGCAGAATGTCGGCAAGTCGATGGAAGCGCAGGACATGGAGCGTAAAGACTTTGAGGCGCAGATTAAGGCGTACCAAGCTGAGACGCAACGTATTAGCGCCGTTCAGTCGGGTATGACCGAAGAACAGATTCAAGATATTGCGATGGGCGTAGTGGCTGCGGCAATGGAATCGCAGAGTATGCTGATGCCTGAGATGCGTGAAGAACCTGCGGCGATGGATATGACACCCGAAGGTATGCAACTATGAAAGCCGCCGATTTTATGGGGATGTTATTCTTGGGGCGTGATGTATCCCATAGCGTACATCTGAACACCCGCAGTTACAGCAAGCACAAAGCGCTACAAAAGTTCTACGAACTGATTATTGAAGCGGCAGATGATTTTGCCGAAGCGTACCAGGGTCGGCACGGTCTGATTGGGCCAATTACGTTGATGACGGCCAAGAAAACGACTAATATTGTGGAATTTTTGGAAGAGCAACTGAAGGAAATTGAGGCTTGTCGGTACGAGGTTGTGGGGAAGACGGATATGTCTTTGCAGCAATTGATCGACAACATTATTGAAATTTATCTGAGAACCCTCTACAAACTGCGCTTTTTGGCGTGAGGTAATTATGGCTGCGACTTATAAGTATCTAACCGCAACGGCCAACGTCAAGCCGATGGCGGGTAAGCTCAAGGGCATCTTTGTGTCTGCGGCCAGTTCAACGCCAACGATTACGGTGTACAACAGCGCCGCTGCTACCACGGCAGACACGTTGATCGGTGTGTTTACGCCAACTGGTGCTACCAGCTACGTGTTTACCGGCGACGAGGGTGGTGTGTACTTTAGCTCTGGTCTGTACATTGTGATCAGCGGAACTGTTACTGCAACGGTGTTTTTCGAGTAAAGCATGGCAAATACCACGATTTCGGCACTACCGTCAGCGACTACCCCGCTTGCGGGTACTGAGGTTGTTCCGATTGTCCAGAGCGGCGTAACTAAGAAAGTTGCGGTTAGTGCAATTGGTAATTCAGTCACTTCCGTGGGAGTTACGTCTCCAGTTACCAATACTGGGACTTCAGCCGCGCCGGTGATTGCAGTTAATGCGTCTAGCGCAAATACGGTCAATTATCTTGTTCAACGTGACGCTAGCGGAAACTTTAGCGCCAGTACAATTTCGGCAACGCAATACACGGTTGGCGCTAACTATTATCTGACTTTTTCTGGTGCAAACCCACTACAAGCGTGGGCGTCAACCAGTTACCAGTCTTACGACAGAACGATTGATCAGTACAACTTTGTGGTTTCTGGCAATGGTGTTTTTGCCCTAAACAATACTGCTGTTCAGTCGTACAAACCAATTCGTATCCAAGGATCAACCTCGGGATATGTTGGTCTTGCTGCTCCGGCAACTGCCGGCAGTACGACGTATACTTGGCCTTCAGCTCCTATTGCCAGTTATTATTTGCAAACTGATGGGACGGGTACTCTTTCTTGGGCTGCGGCTTCAGGCGGCGGGGGAAGCCCTAATCTTGATGGCGGCACACCATCTTCCAGTTATGCTGCCATATCGCCAATTAACGGGGGGACACCGTAATGCCGGTGCAAATTCAGATTAGAAACGGTACTGCCGCTCAATGGACAAGTGCCAATCCAACGCTTGCCGCTGGCGAAGTTGGAATTGAAACCGACACCAAAAAACAAAAATTTGGTGATGGTACAACTGCTTGGAACTCTCTTGGTTATGCTGGCGGGACTGGCACAGTTACTTCGGTTGGCGGCACAGGCACAGTTAACGGCATTACGCTAACTGGTACGGTTACTAGCACAGGCAATTTGACGCTTGGCGGCACGTTGTCTAACGTTAATCTTACAAGCCAAGTCACCGGCAATTTGCCGGTTGGAAACCTGAATAGCGGAACGTCAGCATCTAGCACGACGTTTTGGAGGGGCGACGGCACTTGGGCGACACCTTCTGGCGGTGGTGGTTCTGGAACGGTTACATCGGTCGCACAATCGTTCACCGGCGGTCTAATTTCGGTTGCTGGGTCTCCGATCACAACGTCTGGCACGTTGGCGCTGACCGTTGCAGGAACTAGCGGCGGCGTTCCTTATTTCTCAGGCACAAACACTTGGGCAAGCTCGGCGGCATTGGCATCAAATGCTCTGGTTGTTGGCGGCGGCGCGGGCGCTGCCCCATCAACAGTAACAACCGGAACTGGCGTCGTAACTGCCCTGGGCGTTAATACCGGCTCCGCTGGCGCTTTTGTTGTTAACGGTGGGGATCTTGGCACTCCGTCTGCTGGTGTTGTCACTAACCTGACAGGGACGGCATCGATCAATATCAACGGGACCGTCGGCGCAACAACTGCTAACACTGGTGCATTTACAACTCTTTCTGCAAGTTCAACAGTTAGCGGAACGGGATTTAGTACTTACTTAGCCTCTCCTCCTGCAATTGGAGGCACAGCGGCAGCAGCGGGAACGTTTACAACTGGAACTTTTAATACATCAACTGTCCACAAAGGTGCGACTAGCGGGACAATCACAATTTCTGCACCTGCTACTGCTGGCACTCAGTCTTATACGCTTCCTACGGCGGTTCCTGCTGCAAACGGCTACGCGCTAACCAGCACGACCGGCGGCACGATGTCATGGTCGGCGATTACTGCGAGTGCTGGCGGTTCGACAACCCAGGTGCAGTACAACAACGCGGGTGCGTTGGGTGGAATTTCAGGGTTTACGACCGATGGAACGAGAGTAACTGCTTCGACAACGATTGGTGTTGGCGGGGCAACGCCTAGCACGAGCGGGTCTGGTATTACGTTCCCTGCAACTCAATCTCAATCATCAAATGCAAATACGCTTGATGATTACGAAGAAGGAACTTGGACTCCAACTTTAGGTGGGACAACGACTTATAGCAAACAATTTGGAAAATATACAAAAGTTGGCAGGCTGGTAACAATTGCGTTTGAATTAAATATAACAGCAATAGGAACCGGCAGCACTACTACCGTTGATGGGCTGCCGTTTACTGGGACTGGAGGTGATGCGTTTATAGGAGCGACTTATTGGGATGGTATATCTTCAGCAAGAACTCTTGTAAATTCTCAATATACAGGTTCAACAACTTTTTATTTCGTTGGCCCGGCTGCTGCATCAACGAGTTCGGCTAACGTAATTGCTATTTTTGCCAACGGGACAATTATTCGCGGAACATTTACTTATTTCGAGGCTTAACTACACCGGATTAGTGTAGTCGGATATTTTTTAAAAGGAAATTATTATGTCACTTACCAAATCAACCGTTGTTGACCAAATCACCGTCACCGAGAACGGTGTCGTTCTGTATCGAGAAGCTACGCGAATTTTTGAGGACGGCGTTGAACTCAGCAAAACATATCATCGATCAAGCCTGACTCCGGGTAAAGACATCAGCGCAGTTCCAGCAAATGTGCAGGCAATCTGTAACGCAGCGTGGACTCCGGAAGTTGTTGCAGCATTCCAAGCGGCTCAGGCAAATGGATAAAGCGCATTTGTCAATCAATCTGCTCAACGCGATATTGCAGTATCTCGGCCAGCGCCCATATGCTGAGGTTGTTGGTCTGATCAAGGCGATTGAACAGGAAGCGAAAGAACAGGTTGCAGAACCATCTGAATAATGTAATATAACCGTACCGGCGCGGATCACCGGGGAATCTCAGGATTCAAAATGTCCGAAGAAGTAGTAGCGATTGAAGCGGAAGTAGCGCCCGCGCCGGAACTGGAAGCCACGGCGGCTCCAGAACCAGTAGATACGCCGGAAGTTGCGACCAAGACCTTCACACAAGAGGAACTTGATGCAGCAATCCAAAAACGTCTCGCAAGAGAACAGCGAAAGTGGGAGCGTGAGCGTCAAGCACCGCCGCCAGTTGCCGTTGATGTCCCGCCAGCAGATCAGTTTGATTCGGTTGATGCGTATGCAGAAGCCAAAGCGATCAAGCTAATTGAGCAGCGCGAACAGCATCGTCAACAGACGGAGATTCTTGAGGCATATCACGAACGTGAAGAAGAGGCTCGGACCAAGTACGATGA